GCCGCTCCAGAACGGCGGCGCGGGATGGTTACGTTCAGGTTGTTGAGGAAATTGGTCAGGCCTGCAGAGGCTTCTTCGTCGATGAAGCCCAACGCCCCGGCGATACCGCGCAAAGGCAGCTGCCAAGCATTGAGCAGAGCTTCAGCCGCAGACGCGCCCAAATTCACGATCATCGTGAACAGGGCGTCCATGTAGCCGGGGAAATTGTTCCAGGCCAGCTTCACCGCGCGGAAGGCCAGCACCCAGAAGCCAATGTAGGCGTTAATCGCGCCCTTGGCAATCGTGAGGATGAAGCTGAACACTTCACTGACGGTCGTGCCGAACACAGAGAACAGCGCGTTGACCGCGCTCATCGCGGTCTCCCAGGCCGTCTGCAAGAAGGCAGTCACGCCAGAAATGCTTTCCATGATCAACTGTCCGGCTGCCACGAAAGCGTCCTTGAGCGAAACCGCTCCATCTTCAGTGACCTTGATCTCATCCCCGAACGCCACAAACAGAGCGATCGCCGTGGTGATAGCAACCAGAATTGCTCCGATTGGGTTGGCTGCGATCGCAACAGTCAGGCCACGCACTGCCCCCTGGGCAGTCTTCATGCTCAGCGAGAACAGCGCAGAAGCAACACTGGTAGCACCCAGCGCCCGCTCCAGAGCAATCATCGGCCCAAGGACGGCGGAAATGCTGGAAGCAATAGCCCACCCGGCGAAGGCTGCGCCAACAGCCAGCACCAACGGCACAATCTGGTTCAGGTGATTGGCCACGAACAGCAGCGCCCCGGCGAGCGCCTGTGCCAGACCAGAGCCGGTCACGAAAGTGCCCCAAAGCTCCAGCGCCTTGTTCTTCAGCACCTGCAAGGACTGGCCAATGGTCGGCACGGTCTGCGCGAACTTCTCGCCAAGCTCCACCCGCGCTTCACGGAAGGCGTCCAGGATGATCTGGGAAGTGACCTTGCCGTCCTTGCCCATCTCCCTGAGCTCACCGCGCGTGACCCCAAGGTGCTTGGCGATAACGTCGGCCACCATCGGCAGCTGCTCCAGAACGGAGCGCATTTCGTCGCCCTGAAGGGTGCCAGAGGCCAAGCCCTGGGACAGCTGGATGATCGCGCCTTCAGCTTCACGCATGCTGGCACCAGACAGGATAACGGCCTGATTGAGGCTTTCGGTGAAGTGTAGCAATTCTTCCTGACCAACGCCAAGATCCTTGGCGCTCAACGCCACGCGCGAATATAGCTCCGCCGTGCTTTCAAACGAGGAGCGCGTTCGATTGGCCACCCCGAAAAGCTCGTTGGTGACGCGGGTCAGGTTCTGAGTGCCAGTGGTAACCAGCTTCAGTCGGTTCTGCAGGTTGGTATACGCGTCGCTCATCCGGGCCAGCTGCTGAATTGCAGCGGCCCCTCCGAGCAATCCGAGGGCGCGGCGTAGGAGCGTGACCGCGCCCTCGGCGCTCGACGCACTGCTCCCGATGTCCTCGATATTACGGCGGACAGTGCGGGAGCCGCGCTCCGAGACAATAATGTCAATCCGTTCAGTCGCCACCGCGCAGTACCTCCGCCTGAACGACGACGTTCACTCCTCGCTTGATCGCGCTTTGCACAAACCCTGCTGGAGCCTGAGCACTGCTGCCGTCATTCAGGAGGCCAATATAGTCGACATTGTTTGAGATATAAACATCTGTTCCTGATTTGCGGGTAGAAATGATGGTCTTCGCCTGACTCATCGCGGCTTCAGCGTTGTTGCTTTCGCCGATACCCAACTTGTTGCCTGGGCTATATGGATCACGGACGTCGGTGACAGCACTGCCCAGGGAGGCGATCCAGTTGGAACGCGCGCGGCCAGTGTCCACCGGGGTGCCAAGCACCACTTCTCGGTCGACCACGAGGGCCACCGTGCGGACGATACGGTTGACGCCTTTCTCGACGTCCCTGCCACGAAGGCGGATGCGGTGTGCAAATTCGCCCAGGGAAGCCATCAGGCGTTACCTCCCTGGGACTTGGGCCGCTTCGACCGGCGATACTTCAGATACTCGAGATCAAGCGCCCGCACATGATGGAGCAACGCTTCGCGCTGTTCACCGTGGATATCATGAGCGAGACAATATTCAGCCATAGCGGTCCACGGTATCGGGCCTTCCTCCCACCCCACGGGTCGGCATGAGTCAAGGTCGTAGAACGCATTGAGGAAGAGACCGAGACCAATCTCAACCTCAGGTGCATTCTGTATCCGGGACGGCAGCGGCATGTTGGACCGCAGACTGTCCCGGATAATCCTTTGCTCAACCGGCCCTTGCTCCAGGGTATAGAGCAGGACCGCCGTTAGTTTCCCGCTTCGGCTTCCAGCACCGCTGCGCGGAACAGGGAGACCTTGCCAGCCTGCTCCTGGATATCGGCGAACAGGTCCGGCAGCGCCTTGAAGGTAGCCGCCACGTTGTCTGCCGAGAACGGCAGCACATCACCGCTGGGGCCTTCAATGCCGACTTCCCAGGTGTCCTCGCCTTCCTTCTTGCCCGGCTTGCGGACTTCCCAGTTGAGGACAACCGCTTCGGCGAAGACCTCACGGAGGATCGCCTTGCCCTTCTCGTTGGGCAGAGTTTCGGTCTGGATGGCGCGCTTGTAAGCCTTGGTCTTGGCTTCCAGGGTGCGCTCGAAACGCTTGTTCGCGCCGCCTGCACGGGCGACGGTTACGCGGAAATCGCCGTAGTCCAGGACGATGCCCTGGGTTTCGAGATTTCCGTCGGTCTTGAACTGGTCATACATGCCCATATGAGTGCTCCGTTCTCATGGGGATTGGGGGCTGGTCCCGCCCCCAGGGATTAGACGTCCGCCAGGGTAGGCAGATAGTCGAAGAAATTCATCAGCAGGGTATAGTCGGTGTTCGCGTCAATGAGCGCCGCCGAAGCCGCCATCATTTCCAGCGGCAACGTGATCGGCTGATCCTGCTCGACCGCCGCGCGGGCATCGCCCAGGGCGAGCAGTGGGATATCGATCACGATACCAGCATTGTTCTTGACCAAGGCAAGGTCGATGGAGACGTTGGAGTTGTTGCGCACCGCGTTGATGGCACTGATGTTGCTGAAATATGCCGTGACAGACCCGCCGACTTCGAACGTGCCCAGGTTGATATCGAAACCACCCAGAACGCCGACTGCCTTGGCAGCCGTGGCGTTGTTCTTGATGCTGACGGCGGCTTCGGTCACATAACCGAACAGCGGGGTCGGTGCCGGGTTGCTCGAAACGATTGCCATACGCATCCGGCTGAAGTCGGATGAAGTGTTGAAGGCGTCGCTTTCGGTGAGCGCCGGACGGGTGCCGCTCTTCACGCCCGTCACACCATCGCGCTGCTCAGTCGTCAGGCCAATGAAGCCGAGATCGACGTTGAGCTTGTCAGCGGTCGGGATATTGAAAGTGAGCTCGTTGGCGACCGCGCCGACCAGGTATTCGGACTGGATCTGCGTCGGCTGCGCATCGTCCGGAGCACCCAGGGTGCGTTCCAGCTGATAAGTGCGGCGCTTGATCAGGGTGCCGGTTTCGTTGCGGAGGACGCGACCGACATAGATGTCGACGCTCTTGCCAGCCGCAGCGTCAACCACCATGGTCGCATCGCTCTTGTCGAATTCGATACGGTTGGTGGCGATCGTCTTGACGCGCTTGAAACCATTGTTGGTGGCGTTGGCGAACTGGTTGGCAGCAGCATCACCGCCGATGAATACCCATTCGCCGACGATCAGCCCCAGCTGCGTCAGGTTCTTGGTGGTCGAAGTCAGCGCAGGCCAAGCGCCGCTGACGTCGATCTTCAGGTCAGCAGCCGTTTCCGTGCGGTAGCCAACCACGGTAATGGTAGCGGTCGCCGGGGGAGAGGCTTCAACGACGGTGGTGCCGGAAACCGTGATGCTCGTGTTGGCGGCAACTGCCGTGACCACCTTGAAGCCATTGTTGGCCGCATTGGTGAAGCCTGCCATGAACACCAGCGAACCGACGAAGACGCCAGTCGTGACCGTGGTCGAATAGACGCCTGCACCATTGACGGCGGTGGTAGCAGTGGGAACGCGCTTCTCGCGCACGTCGGCGAAGAAGAAACCCTGGAGC